ATGGCCTGTTTATACCCCAAAACGTGAGCCAAAGTCATGATTAGTGATGATCAGGTCATGATTGATACCCCATCGGCTGAAACAGGCTCAGATCGGCTCACATCGGTTTTTTCGCCGATAACAGCTCCACGAATCCACTCACCACTCAATGATTTGCCATCACGCGGCTTTGAATTGATTGATTTTGCCGATCAGATCATCCCGGGCGGCTTTATGCCATGGCAAAAATGGCTGGCCGAGCACAGCTTGAAAATCAAAAGCGATGGCCGCTACAAACATCCTGTAACCGTGGCCAGCGTTGCACGCCAAAATGGTAAGAGCACTTACATGATGGCCCGGATCATGATGGGTCTGTTTCATTGGGATGAGTCGCTGCAAGTTTCCACAGCTCACAGATTGGTCACATCGCTGGAGCAATTTCGGGCCATTGTGCAGATCATCGAGGAAAATGCGGATTTGGCCAATCAAGTCAAGCGCATCCGCTGGCAACACGGAGCCGAGGAAATTCAAACGCTCAAAGGCAATCGATTTATCATCAAAGCTGGAGGCTCGGCAGCTAGAGGCTTGAGTAAACCGGAGAGCATACATATGGATGAAATCCGCGAGCTTCATGACATGGAGACATTTGCGGCTATGCGGTACACATTGATGGCTGCCAAAAATCCACAGGTCAATTGCTTTTCCACGGCCGGTGATTCTCACTCAATTGTTTTGAATCAATTGCGCGAGCGAGGATTGGCAGCTGCGGCCGGTGGGTCGGATGATGTGGGTTATTTTGAGTGGTCAGCTCCCACCGATGAGATTTCATTGGAAAATGCAGCTTTTGCTAATCCTGGGCTTAACATCACGATTCACCCGGATAACATCCGAGCCGTTTTCAATGATCCTCCCGATGTTGTCATGACTGAGGTTTTGAATCGATGGGTTCAAACAATTTCCAGCGTGATCGGTGCCAAAGAGTGGCAAGCTTGTGGCGATGAGTCGATTGATCTTGATGAGGACAAATTGACATGGATGGCTATTGATATTTCACCGGATCGAAAACACGCAAGTCTTGTGGCCGCCCAAAAGCTCGGATCGGAAAACTTTATTGTGAAGCTGTTGCATACATGGGAAAACACAATACAGCTCGATGACCGGGCAATTGCCAACGATGCTGCCTCATACTGTCGAAAGTACCCAATTGAGTATTTGCTTTACTCAAGGCGCACAACCGGAGCCGTGGCGGCGCGTATGCAGCCGGCCGGCATCCCAATCCATGACATGGACAGCGATTATCCTCAAAGCTGTGATGAGCTTTTGGGAGCTATCAATAGCGGTCGGCTCAAACACCGAAATCAATCATCACTCACCGAGCAAATGCTTTCAGCTGTGCAATTGCGCCGTGGCGATGGTGGGTGGGTCATTGGAAGGCGTGCGAGTCAAACGAGTGTGACCGCTGCCGTAGCAGCCGCATTGTGTACACACTTTGCGACACGCCCAGAAAACGAAATCGACATTTTAGTGGGTTGATGCTTGACATTTTGAGAAAATGCTCCCATGGGATTATTTGATCGAAAGCGCACCATCGAAGCCGTGACAATTCAACGCGGCGCGGATGTAGCTGCACAAATTGGGCCAGCTCCAACGCTGGATGCATTTTTTCCATTTGGTGGAGCTGATTACATTGCAAGCCGTGAGGAGGCAATGTCCGTGCCAGCGATTGCACGCGCTCGGAACATGATTTGCAATTCGATTGCCACGATTCCGTTAATCACGCGCGATAAGACAACCGGCACAATCATTGATCAACCGGTTGTCATTTCTGAACCGGATAAGCGCGTACCGGGAGCCGCATCATGGGTGTGGGCGTGTGAGGATTTGTTATTTACAGGATTTTCATATTTTCAAATCATGTCTTTGTTCGCTGACACCGGGCGCGTGCGCGAAATGTGGCGCGTTGCTCCAAATCGCGTTGGTGTTTTCTTAAACTCAATTGGCACTCAGATTGAGTATTACACAGTCGATGGATCGCGTGTTCCAATGTCGGGTGTTGGATCACTGGTTGTGTTTTATGGTAATGATGAAGGTTTATTGAATCGCGCTGGCCGCACAATTCGCGCCGGTGCAGAGCTTGAAAGAGCTGCCGCGATGTATGCACGCGAACCTGTACCATCGATGGTTTTAAAATCAAATGGCACAGCATTGCCAGCTGATCGCATTGCAAAATTGCTTGATGCATGGGGCGCAGCTCGTAGGAATCGCGGCACCGCATTTCTTAACGCTGATGTTGAATTAACAACAGTCGGATTCACACCGGAGCAGATTGGCCTCAATGCTGCACGCGAAATCATTGCAACCGAACTAGCACGCGCCGTGGGTATTCCGGCTTACTTTATTGATGCGCCGACTGGATCATCCATGACATATGCAAACGCCCAGACGGCGCGTCAAACTCTTTTGGATTTCTCGCTGTTGCCGCTGATGAACAGCATTTCTAGCCGCTTATCAATGCCGGATTTCACGCCATCAACACAGCGCGTGGAATTTGATTTGAAGGCTTACCTACGCGGATCAGAAAAAGAGCGTGCAGAAATTTACAAGATTTTATTTGAAATCGGTGCGATCACCACCGATGAAATTAGACAAATGGAGGACATGATCTCATGAAGCTGACAACACCAATGCACATTACGGCAGCGGATTCAGATTCGCGCACAATCAGCGGTCGCATTGTTGCTTTCAATGAGTACGCAAATGCATCAACCGGCAAGGTCGTTTTTGCTCGCGGATCAATTCAGCCACAAGATGTTTTTTTGAATCTTGAGCATGACAACACACGCAGAATCGGCAAGAGCATTGCCATGAGTGTGAACGATAAAGAAATGACAGCTACTTTCAAAATTGCTAACACAACAGCCGGCACCGATGCACTTACAGAGGCAATGGAAGGCTTACGCGATGGATTCTCCATTGAATTAGCTGTGGACAATTACGAAATGCAAAAAGATGGCACCATGAAGGTGCTCAATGGACAGCTCACAGCTGTCGCTTTGGTTACTGAACCGGCCGTGCGATCTGCACGAGTTGCTGAAGTAGCCGCATCGGAAGATTCTGAAACTGACGAAGTTGCAGATACAACAAACCCAAATGAAGGAGACAAAGTGGAAAACACTACCGAACAAGCCGCTCCTGCCGTTGAACCGGTAGCAGCTCCAGAAGTCGCACCTGTTCAGGCATCCCGTCCGGCTTACTACACAGCACCACGCTCACCAATTGTGGACAAGGTGTCATACCTTGAGCACTACCTACGCGCAAGCGTTTTGCACGATGAGGATTCACGCCAGTATGTAAAGGCAGCTGACAACACAACATCAACCGCACCCGGCATGATCCCAACACCACAGAGCACACAGGTGATCAACGCACTTGCAAATGCTGATCGTGGCACAATCGATGGCATCAGCCGCGAAACTTTAGTTGCAGAAGGCATGACATTTGAGTTGCCTCGCGTAACGGCTGTGCCAACAGTATTGCCAATCGATGAAAACGATGCAGTTACAGAATCATCACTATCTGCAACATTTTTGTCAGTTTCAGTACAGCCTTTCAAAGGCCGTGCCATCTCAACAGTAGAGCTGATTGATCGCAGCCGACCAGAGTACCTAACAGCTTTGCTCCAGAATCTTGAATTTGCTTATGCAAAAGAGACAGATGAATATGCATTGGCAACAATGCAAGCGGCAGTCACTAGCGTGACAGCACAGGCAGCAAACTCAGCAACCGGATTCCTTGGATACACATCAAAGGCAGCCGCAAATGTTTATGGCGCATCACTTGGATTCGCTCGCTCATTAATTGTTTCACCTACACAATGGGGAAACATCATGGGATACAACGACAATGGCGCACCACTTTACAACGCAGCACAACCATCAAACGCAGCTGGAAATGTTCGCGGAGATTCATTGCGCGGTGTAGTTTCACCGGGCTTGAACCTTTATGTTTCACGCTCATTTGGTAACGCTGGCACAACAACAGCCGATGGCGATTCTTCAATGGTTGTTGTCAATCCAGACAGCTACACATGGTACGAATCTCCACGTTTTACGCTACGCAGCAATATCAACAGCGATGGAACAATTGACATCCTGTACTACGGCTATGGCGCACTAGCTGCCAAGGTGCCAAACGGCGCACAATTTAACAACCTCCCATAAATCACTATCGGTAGCGGTCGCTCCCGAACGCTACTGACACGAAAGGAACCGAGATGCCATCAATAGTTACAGCCTCGCAGCTGAGAGCGATTCTTGGTGTCTCGGTTTCTTTGTATAGTGATGCTCAATTGGATTCTTACATAGATTCCGC